TGGACATGTTCACAAACGACGCTTCTGAGCAGATGAAGATCAAGATCGACGGTAACGTTCTACAGAACGCATACGTTGATGCAGCTGCTGAGAACAAAGGTGCAACAGCTGGTGCTATCTCTGGCAACATCAACCTAGGTGCAGCTAACGCAGCTCGTGCAGTTACTAAAGACAACGTTCTTGATTTGATCTTGGACGCTGGCCAGGTATTGGATGAGCAAAACGTTCCTGAAGATGGTCGCTGGATGGTGATCACTCCTTGGATCGCAGCTTTGATCAAGAAGTCTGAATTGCGTCAAGCTTACCTAACTGGTGACGACACAAGCCCATTGCGTAACGGCAAGATCGGCATGATCGACCGTTTCACATTGTATGTATCTAACAACTTGAAGACTGCTGCTGACAACGCTGGCACAACTGGCACAACAGCAGACGACTACACAGGTACATATTTGATGGCCGGTACAAAAGATGCGATCTCTTTCGCTTCTCAAATCACTAACGTTGAAACTCTACGTGCTCAAAGCACATTCGGTAACATCGTTCGTGGCTTGAACGTATATGGCTACAAAGTTGTTAAACCAGAAGCATTGGTAACAGCTTACGTAAAACGTGGCTGATAAGTAGTACGAATGGGGGTGGGAGAAATCCTGCCCCCTTTCTTTTTATGGAGTAATTATGAAGTTATTGAGACAAACAACGTCTGGTGAGATCTACATATGGGATGAGCAATTAGCTAAGCGTCCTGATATGGAAGATTATGTGAAGCCAGAAGTTCAATCTGAACCTGTTCAAGTAGAGCAAGCTGAGATTGAAGAAGCAAAACCTCAAGAGGTAGCGAATGAAGAAGAAGCCAGTGTGGGATCAACCGAACCCGAACAAGCAAAGCAAGAAGTTAAGCCCAAAAGCAAAAGCTCAAGCAAAGGCAAACGCTAAGGCTGCAGGTAGACCCTACCCAAACCTGGTTGACAACATGAACGCAGCCAAGAAGGGCAAGAAATGAAGGCGTCAAATATCAAGCGTGAGGGCGGGAAGCTCGTCTATAGAGGCGAAGAATTCTCTGGCTTCAACAAACCAAAGAAAGACACCAGCGGCGGCAAGACCAAGAAGGTAGTGCTAGCCAAGAAAGGTGACGAGGTGAAGTTGGTTCGTTACGGTCACAAGGACTACGAAGACTTCACACAACACAAGGACCCAGAGCGTAGAAAGAACTATCTCAAACGCTCAGCTGGGATTAAAGATAAAAGCGGGAAACCTACCAAGGACGACCCGTTCAGTGCCAACTACTGGGCACGTAAGGATTTGTGGTAATGGCAACTTTCCAAAACGTAATCGATAGCGCACGAGTAGATCTGCAAGACGCAGACAAGATTCGCTATACAGATCCCCAACTACTCGAGTATGCAAACGATGGCGTTCAGGAAGCCTTTCGCTATCGCCCTGACTTTCTGCTAGGTCAATTTGGCGCGGCGGCTACAACCTATGTGGCTGGTAGCACAGTGCCATTTCCAGCTCAGTATCAGATGATTCTCAAACATTACGTGGTAGCTCGAGCAGAGCTCCGTGATGACGAGTACTCGCAGGATGGTAGGGCTGCAGCACTCCTTGGACGCTTTGAAAAGGAGCTTAAGAAGTGAGCACAGCACACACCCAATTCCTAGACTACGTATTACCTCACGTGCCGGGCTGCACGCCTGAGATGGCGCTCCTCGAGATCAAGAACACAATCATTGATTTCTGCGAGAAGAGCTTGATCATCCAGGTGGACCACGATCCAGTAACTGCTGTTGCCGGCACCATGGATTACGATCTAGAGCCTCCAAGAGATTACCTTGTCACCAAGATTATGAAGGTCTGGTACAAGGGCCAGGAACTAGATGGCGAATCTCCTGACGAGATCAAGACCCCTTCTATTTACAACCAGAACTCTGGCTACACGGTTGGTCGTGGTGATCCTAGGTTGTACCTCCAAAAAGATGCTCGCAGCTTCTCTGTGTATCCAATACCAGCTGAGACTGCTAAGCGTTCCCTAACCTTGCGTGTGGCACTCAAACCCACTCGGTCAGCACAAACCATAGACGATCTAATTTTCGAAGAGTATGCGGAGATCATTGGTCATGGTGCTATTACACGCTTGGCCTTATCCCCTGGCAAACCCTACACCAACCAGCAAGCAGCTGCTACACGTAATGCGCTGTACACCGCCGGATTAAATGTGGCTCGAGACAGAGCTCAGAAGGGTTATGTCAGACAAAGCAAACACGTCAAAATGAGGCGTATCTAATGTCTGAAAAAATCAAACTAGTACAAGGCGACTCACGTCCAGCTCTTGTTGTCACATTGACAGATGATCAAACCGGAACCCCAATCGGTCTAAACGGTGCAACTGTTCGCCTCAAGATGAGAGCAATCGGTGAAACGACTGTGCTTAGCACGATCACAGGATCCGTTACTGGTAGCCCTGTTGGTATGGTTGTGTTCCATTGGGCCAGCGCTCCAAACAGTTTGAATGTTGAGCCTGGTGATTACGAAGGTGAGATTGAAATCACATTCCCAGACGGTCAGATTCAAACAGTTTACGATTTACTTAAGTTTAAGATTCGCGAGGATTTCTGATGAGCACGGCTAGGGTTAGCGTATCCGTTGTTGATGCAAAGGCAAACGTAGCATACGAACTACCAGTAGCGGCCATTAGTTACATCGAGCTTGTATCCACAGCTGATATCGATTCTTCTGGCCTACATAGATACATTGTTGACTCTGCAGTTGTAGCGGATGAGCACCTCGTTGCATTTGCAAAGAACGTAAGTAGCGAGGCTTTCTCAACAGATTTCTTGAGTGCCATATCGGTATTAAAGGACTTTGTTGAGTCCGTCTCAACTTCCGAAACGTTTGAGTCATTGCTTGTAACGATTGTCGAGCTCTACTCTGAGGCATCAATCTCGGATCTGGAGTTGCTGGACTTTGCTAAGAGCCTTGTTGAATCCGTTGAGGTGCCAGACGTATTTGCGGCTGATTACGACAAGCCAGCTGCAGACGAAGAGTTGTTGGCTAACGATGTGTATGCCTCTCTGATTGAGATGCCGCATGATGAGGTTGTAAGCACGGATGGATTTGCTGGCGTCCTAGGAGGGCCTGGCGCTGTATTCCACTCGACAATGTTTAACGATGACGTCGGTAGGGAGCGGATCTCCGCAGACGTACACAAGGTTTTGTCTGACGATTCCTTGATGACCGATCTATACGACCGTGTGATCGAGTGGGAAAAAGACTACATCGATACCCAGCCAGTCACCGAGTTCTTGGCGACAGACATCTTGAAACCTCTGGGTGACGATGAGTTTGGCCTGGTTGATTTGCTTGATAGAGAGATTCTGTTTGATCGAGAGTTTGCCAACACGGTAGTAACCGGTGATGAGCAAGCATTGGGAGCGTCAACACTGTACGAGGACACCGTATCGCTTGGTGACTCATTCAGCTTTGAGAAGGTTGCTGCTCCTACGTTCTTATTTAATACTTATCAGTTCAACACGAACAGGTTTAATTCAACAATCTAACTAAAAGTTTAGCAATACGATGGGCAGAGGTCGTTATTGCATGCAAAACGATATCACTTCTGCTAATATCTATTCATAAGGAGTAACACAATGCAAGCACAAGACACACTAAAAATGCACGGCCGCCTCAAAATCGAGGTACGTGATGAGCAGGGTCAAGTTAAAGAAGTTAAGGAAATCCCTAACCTAGTTGTTACGACAGGTAAGGACTTTATTGCTTCTCGCATGAAGGACACAACAAACGGTGCTATGAGCCACATGGCTGTTGGTACCGATGACACACCGGCTGCCGTAGGTCAGACTGGCTTAGCTGTTGAGTTAGCTCGTGTTGCGTTGACATCAACATCAGTGACAGGAAGCACCGTTACATACATCGCTGCGTTCCCTCCAGGAACAGGTACAGGTGGTTTGGTTGAGGCTGCAATTTTGAACGCCTCTACTGCTGGCATCATGCTTTGCCGTACAACTTTCTCTGTCATCAACAAAGGTGCTCGTGACTCGATGAGTATTACTTGGACAGTAACAGTATCTTAATAAGAGGTCGTCATGACAGTTAAGTTTGCTAACAACGCAGCCGGTACCCTGGCTGCAAACATTTCGAGTACAGATACAAGCTTATCTGTTGCTCCTGGTCAGGGTGCGATCTTCCCGACAATCGGGGCTGGCGAGTTCTTTTATGTAACCCTAGTTGACTCAAGCAACAGCCTGGAAGTCGTTAAGGTCACAGCTAAGTCTGGCGACGTCTTTACCGTTGTACGTGGTCAGAACGGAACAACCGCAAGAGCCTATGTAGAAAACGACAAGGTTGAGTTGCGTGTTATCTCTGCTGCGTTTGATGAGTTTATCCAGCGTAGCGGCTCTGTTGCGATGACGGGTGATCTAAACCTTGGTGGAAACCAAGCCTCAAACGTTGCAGATCCTATCAGCGCACAAGACGCCGCAACAAAGAACTACGTTGATACAACAGCTATCGCCGCAGTAAACGCTGAGGCTGTCACTAGAGCTAACGAAGATGCCCTTAAGGTAAATAAGTCTGGCGATACGATGTCTGGCACATTAAGCGGCACATCGTTTAAGTCAAACCGTGGGGGAGAAGACGCACGTAACACTGGTTTCCAGTTTTCAAGCGGCGCAGATATTGGTGAGGGTAACCGCTCAACCCAGTATTACGACGACTTAG